GGCCCAGCGACCGGGTCCAGGCCGAGGCCAAATTCGATCACGTCTGGACTGGCCGAGTGGCCCTCCAGTTCCATCACCGCTTGCTTGAGGAAATAGGCCAGACTGGTTTCCTCGCGATCCGGCTCCACACTCACGGCATCCAACTCAGCGCGAGCATTGGCGAGATTCTCCTCAATGTCGGAGGTCAGGTCGAACGCACTGCCCGAAAGCCGCTGCCCGAGCTTGTAAAGCCGTCTGGACGCCTCGCAACGCATCAGCGCGCCGATGGTGGCCGGAAGCGCGTGCATCGGTGAGGATTCGGCAAAGATCGTTTGCAGCGCGGTTTCCTCAATGGTTGAGCCCATCTCACGCAGGCGGATCGCCAGCGAGCGGAAATTGAAGGGCTTCGCCTGCTGCCACATCTCCATCAGCGCCGTAAAAACCTCCCGGTGATGATCGTAGAAATGGGCCTCAGTCACTCCCGAGGTCGAGAGCAGCGCCCCGGCTTCGGTTAGGTTGTTGCGGAGCGCGCTGAGAGCAGCACACTGGGATTCTTCGGCGTGTCGTAGGAAGGCGGGTGTCATGTTGAGGCTTTGGGCTTGGGTTTGGAAATGAATTTAGCCGCTGTGAAAAAGTGCTTTGCGCGATCAATTTCGCCTTGGAAATTATTCAGCAGAGTTACGAGGTTTTGACGGAGGTGGTTGACGCTGGTTTTTGGCGGCCAGTTTGATGCGTAGTATTTTTCGAGAATCGCCATGTCATCCTCCGGTATCACGCCAATCGCCACGTATGCGTCCACCTCCTTCTTGTCCCACGCCGTGTCTATTCTGCGGTGCATGATCTTGGCGACTCGCTTGGCCTGCTCAGATGTCGGTAGTCGGTCTGAACCTTTTCCATCGACGATCCCGCCCGCCTTCGCCGGGGCTTTGGTTTGGTATGTTTCTGTATCTCCCTCTGCTTCTCCCTCTGCTTCTGCATGTGTTACATCGGTTAACAGAGTTTTACATGGGGTTACATCGTTGATTTTCAGCACTTTACGCCTGCGCTGCATATACTCCCGCATGTATGCGCGCTTCTCGTCATTCGTCTTGATTTGCCTATACGTGACGTAATTTACAACTTGATAGCCTCGCCCGTTTTCACTCAAAACGATCCTTCGGCCCTCGAAAACCTGAGAGTTTGAGTCTTTGTCAGGCTCCATCAATTCCGCAACGCAACGTCGGAACGTATCCAGCGGAAGGTTGACCGTGCGAGCGAGCGCAATGTCGGTGCCGATCACGTCGCCTGTTGAGTCCGCGATAGCAAGCAGCATCATAAAGCAGTATCGAACCTCGACATCCTCTTCCATCAGAGAGCTTTGAGCAATTCGGCTGAATAATTTGGCATACATAGAAGGAATCATATACTAGGTTAAATTTACTGTAAAGGATTGTTTTACAAATAGTTTAACGGTGCAGTTTTCCGTGGGGTTCTGCGTTCCATGATTTGAGCTTTGCAAATTCTTCATCTGTGAATAGTCGCTTTGTGAAATCCTCCAGAAAATACTCACTGTATGGAGTGTTGAATCCTATTGCTTGAGGAGCTTTGGATTTGGTTCCTTGGATTGGTCGCGTCTGCTCCAAAACATTGCGAAGCATCTCTTTCGCCGTCCTTCCGCGAATTCCTGAGTCGTATCTCATGGCAGCTTTGCGGCGAGTGCCAGAGCAGCATAAGCCTGCTCCGTGTCTGCGCTGCTATCAGCATACCTGATGCAGATCAGCAGTGCCTCAACCAGTGCCTTCCGTGCGGCTTGCTCGGCGTCACGCTCGGCCACTACCTCATCCCGCTGGCACTCAAGGTTCTTGGAGTGCGTGAGTATGTTGCGGCTTTTGTCCGCCCAAACAGCATCCGTCTCCGGCGTAGCACGCTCGGCGGCAGCTACCGAGGATTCCTTGGCAACTGTTTTCACGCGAGCCTCCATCCCGGCGCAGGCGCACCGTGGCCGCGTCTCCTGCTCATATAGCCGACGCGCACAATGGCACCCTGCCTTGCGAGAGCTAGGTAGACAGGCCCAAAGGCACGATCCTCATGTGGGACTATGCCTGCTGCCTTGCAGGCGTCGGTGATGTCCTCGCCAGAGACGATGCCTTTGCCTGCCATCCATTCTAGGGCGAAAGCCATCGCTCGCTCTTTGAAGTCCTCGCCTGCGTTGCGCTCTACCGTTTCAAGCGCGGTGTCTCGCTCGCACATCCAGCAGCGAATGTATCCCGGTCTCAGTATCTTCCCGCATTTGCAGTTAGCGTTCACTGTGCGTCCTCCTTGTGTGTGTTCTTGTAGATTTTCACCGGGCATGTCCCCTTCCAAAATACAGATAACCATGTTTCTCCTCGGCCAGTAACGCCACCGGCTCGCTGCCTTCCGGTTCTGGCATTCTAGCCATCTTCGACTCGCTGACTACACAGTCGCAGATCGGTCGCTCCTTGTGGTCAACGCGTAGCTTGGCGAACTCGTTAGCCTTATCGCGCTCGGTGAACATGTCGCCGAGTTGCGTCCAAGTGTAGCTGCCATGAGGTCGTTCCCAGACGATGAAGTAACTGCGAAGCCCTGGGAGTGATGCTTGATGGGCGTGTAGTTGTTCTGGTGTTTTCATAAATGTCTTAAGGCGGTAATTGATCAAACTTAATTTTATAGCCTGCCGATTGCTGGAAACGATTGCCGTATCGCTTTAATATCCCCCTTGTATGCAACAATGATTTTTTGCTCACGCTTCGGGAATTTGCGATAGTTCAATGTGGTTTTTGCGTGAGCAAGGCGCGTAAACTCGCATTCCAAATAGGTAATTAGATTGTAAACGGACAGCCCGCGCTCTTTGAAAAATAGGATTGTCTCGGCTTCTGAGCAGTAATAAGCGCCGTTTTTGTCTCTGCTGTCTCCGGTCATTACCACGAAGAAAGTATTGTCGTTCATTGCTGCAATAGCTTTGTCGTATCCTGACCACAAAAGCGACCGGAACTCTTCATATGTCGGAGTGCTATTTAGTTCTCCTTTGGGCGGTTTCCCATCGTAGTCAAGATACTCCTCTACCTTGTAGTAGGGAGGGCAACTGAACACTAAGTCAAACTTTCCTTCCGGTTCGTATTGCGAGCTGTCGCTCTGAATCCAATTACACGTTCCAAAGTCTTCGGTGAGCTTGTTGTTAGCGTCACATTGATTTTGTCTGATTTCGCTGGCAACGTATTCGTATCCGTAGCTACCTGTAACAAATCCAAATTGAACTCCACCTCCAAAAGGGTTGTATACGCGCCGGCCTGCGGTCGGCATGAAAAACCGCAGAATAACTTCGCACGCTACGGGATCAAGAACGCTCGCGTTCCCGTTATGCGCCTTGGTTGTCGTTACGATCTCGCCAGCAGCGTCAATGTATCGCTTTGTGTTCACCACGTTGCTGTATCCGTTTTCCCCCTGCCAACACCCGTCTCGGGTTGCGTATCCAGGATTTGTAACTCCTTTGGCCTCGCCTACCGCGTTAAGTTTTTCGTTCCATTCTCGCTTTAGCCTTAGCCAATCACCTTTAACTGTATTCCACACGTTTGTCATCGTGACGTGTGCTAGAATCTTCATGCGAGCATCTTTTAGATCACCTTTGACCATATAATGAAACCCAGACATTAGCAGATTGTCCACAAAGCCCAAGCTCTTGAATAATGCTGGTGTTTCAAATTTGCTTTTCGGGTCGGTGGTTATCAGCGCAACGTAATTACCTGTATTCTGCGCCAACACAGCCTCAACCATTTCCCGATAAAGTGCCGGAGTATAATGAGCCGGAGCAATAACGGATTGCAAAAGACAAAACTCCTTTACCTCATGGTTTTTCTGAAAGGTCATAAACCCAGCAAACTCACTGTTTATCTTTAGGACGATTGCAGAATGAATTTGCATATTCTTTCGAGCGGCGCGCATAGCGATTCCGTCTTCAATAGCAAGTTTGGCAACGTCTGTTTCGTATCCTGATCCGATAACGCTTTCAAGCGCGATAAACTCGGCGATTGCTTTGCTGGTTTTGGTAGGTTCTGCTTCCAATTTGAAAAGCAGCGTTTCGGCGGGTTGTTCGATTGTCATTTCCATAGTATTAGTTGTCTTGGTTTTTTGGGTTTGTATTGTTGGTTTTTTGGCTGAGTTGGTATTCCGCAAACGTCTGGACACCCTGCGCAGTGTCCAATGTAGGTTTTTGCATTTGCTAGCGATATGGTTCGCTTTGAAGAAAGGTCTTTTATTACAGTTAGCAATATCGTTCCACTAACTACCATTGGGTGCGTTCTTGGAACTCGCAACGGGTTGTCAAGCGTTGGCATAAGCTCAAAAAGCTCGTCTTGAATGGCCTTCATCCTGACTCCCTCGGCGTTGTCGGGGTTGAAATCGCACGAGACTATGCGCGCCACGCTGTTTCCGCCCAATAGTTTAAATCGGAAAAACTGTGCCTTCCTGTGCTTTAGTTCCTGTGGAGTATCCAGCGCGGAAAGCGAAGTGTTTAGAGCCGTTCCGCACGCTGCCATTCGCTTTAGCTGGTCGTCCGTCGCCACTTTCCAATGCTTAGTTATTAATACCGGGTGTGCAAAATCTGAAAGCCACTCAATTACGCTTACGGTTTCTTCCCATGCGTGACAAGGATCGCCCATTACACCTATGCGAAAAAATCCCTGCGGAGCCGCTGCAACTTGGCGCTCTATTGCGCGAGCTTGTGCTTTGGAATGTATAGTTCTTGTTACAGCCTTGGAAAAATCTATACCTCGATACTTAGCAATTTTTGCGGCGTAGCATCCTCCGTAGCATCCAGTTCCAGGCCGTGCTGCCATTCCTGCGGTGCAGCCTTTCACGGTATCCACGTCAAGAACTCCTTTCTCGTTTATGTCAACTGTTAGCACATTTCTATAGTTTCTCATTTTCTGTCGAGTGGGTGAACAAATTCCGTGTCGATTCCGCTTAGTGGATAAATAATGGTGTATCCGGTGATTGGCTTTTCTAGTGATGCTTTTACGGTTACAGATTTGTGGCCTCGCATAAGAACGATGTCAGCCGTTAAGGTGAACGCCTCCCTTCCTTCTGAGCATGCCTTGCGACCTGGAGGAAGCTCATCAATCATCTGGAATCCAATTCCACGGCATCCGTATGAGCAGGATGCGTCATCAGCCATGTAATCTAAGGAGTATTTTTTCATTTACGATTTAGAAAATATGCGAACCGCTTTGCATATCAAGCGAAAGTTTTCCATTGGCGATTCTTTTTCCATCATACGCGATAATTCCACGACGGATCAGGGACGCCGTTGAGCATCGCCTTTAGCTCACGGATCTCGCGATGCAGGTCTACGATGATTCGGTCGCGCGTCTCGACCATGCTGCGGGACGATTCAAGTGTGCGGCGCGTGCAAGCACACATCCAAGGCGCTTCTTCGTCGCTGTGTTGATAGCAGGTTGCGCTCATTATTCTTTTTCTTGTTCTTGGCTCATAAAGTCTTGTGCCCATTGTTCTTCTTGGCTAATAAAGTCCCGTGCTGCTGACTCGCCGTGACAAGTCGCGCAGTCTTCGCCTCCGCACATCCGGTCGCGGCAGCGATACGCCCTGCGCTTTGGTTCGGCCTCGCCTCTGGTTTTATCAGCTTGGTCTGCCCAGTATCTTTCGTTGTCTTCGGTCATAACTGTTTCTGTTTAAGTTGTAGGGTTTGTAAGTGTTTTCACGGGTAACTAATGGTTATCTCCGTCCTCTCCTCTTCGCCTTTCTCGGCTTTGCGTTGGCTTGTTTCAATTTTGCAGAATCCCGGCGCGTCCGAAGGTATGAGTCCAGAGTATCGGCAAAGGTCTGTGTGATATTTGGAAACAAGGTTGTCCTCATCCAGGAGTCGTTTTCTGACGCTCTCAATGCGGATGAGAATACGGTCGCCAGTTCCGCTTTGAACTTGTGCCTCGACCAATGTTGCATCGCTAGCAGTGCGTTGAGCGATGGGAGTTTTCCCGGTATCGTTAGTGTTATGGTTAGCATTTGGTTTTTTAAGGGTTGGCTCGCGGTGCATGCAGCGCCGCATAGCGTCGGTCATTTCTATTGGGCTCATGCCGCGTCGTTGCCTCTATGCTCTTCGACCCATGCGCTAGCATCTGGCACATCCTTCCACGCCTTTGTTCCTCGCTCGACCATCAGTTCCAGCACTCCTTTGTTTGATGCTTCCCAGACCATGATCATCCTTGGGATCAATGCCAGCACGGCATCAATGTCACTTGGTAGTTGGTGGTTGTGCAGTCGCATCCACGTTCCATCCGCAAGCTCGCCGCCTAATTCTAGTTCGCAGCTTTCTGTACCCTGCCATTCTAAGACTGCAATTTCTATTTGGATTCCAGCTTTCCCTTCATTAAGTCTGCATGAGGTAGGTGTCGCAAATTGCTTGTAAAAGCAGCGAGAGTATTTCTTGAACTGGTTAGGGTATTCCTTCCAGCCTTGTTTAATTAAGGTTTTGCAGATCATTGGAAAAAGGTGCCGAGATTCTTCCGCTCGGCGTCGGAGTTGATTTGGGTTAGAAGTCTTCCGGTGAAGACTTGCTGATTGGCTGTGGCTTACCTTGCGCCACCGCTCTCGCTGACTGTTCACGACGAACGTCAGTGCGACCCATAGCGGCCTCGCCATCATCGTCATCTGGTGCGATACCAGCGACAGCCGAAAGGCCGTAGCGTCGAGCGTATGTGATGGCGCTGCCGAGTCCCTGCGGATCGTCCTTGGTTGGGACGATGTGCAGCTTCTCACCGATGAACTCACCGCTAGCATGAATCAGCACTGTCTCTACGTAATAGCCAGCCTCGTCTTTCCCTGGCAGTTGCACGATGGCCAGTCCGTTTTTCGTCAATGGCTCGCGGCATGCGTCCCAGATGGAAGCTAGGTCTGCATAACGTGACTTGAAGTGCGGGTTAGTGCTGTCCTTCTTGGCTGCACCCATTGCTGCTTGCGCCTTAGAAAGCGCAGCCGCAAGTCCGGCAATAGAGTCAGAACGTGTCATAGATCAGAATGGTATTCCGTCTTCGTCGTCCTTGATCGAGGACGGCGGCTTGCTAAGTGCTTGCTCTTTAGGCTTGAAGGCGAGCGACAGCCACTTGTCGCCTGACTTGGTTTCTTTAATCCATCCGGAAACGTAATACTCGACACCCCCGACGAGTGCAGTTCCGTTCCTGTCGGGATGAGTCTCTTTCTCTTTCTTCGTGTTGACGAACATCGAGCCGCTGTTTTCTTTCATTTCGTATGCCATAATTGCTTTGATCTAGTTGTTGCCATCGGTCTGCCCGGATGCGGTTGCCGGTTCTGCCGGCGGATAGTTGTCTGTTATCGGCTTCCCTCTTGTCTTACCTTGTTGGCCGCATGTCGCTCGGCTGCTCCTACGTCTGGCAGCAGGTGCTTCAGTGGGTTAAGTGCGCCGAGGTATCGGTAGCCTTCGGCGTCAGCCTGTGCCAGGCGCGCAGCTTCGGGAGATCGCATGTCCTCGTCCTCTTGCATTGAGTCCATAGCTCGTTCCCACGCAGTCATTTCCAACCTCCTAGCGTCACTGTGTATTCACGCTGGCTCGGCGCGCCCCAGAAGCGTCTCTTGCCTGCCACCAAAGGTTGCGCCTTTCCGTCTATATCAGCGCACCGCTGGCAGATCATACTGTTTCCGCGCTTGATCGCCACCTTGTTTCCGCAGTCGCAGAACTGCCGGAGTAGAGTGTTGTCCTTAGTAGGTGCGCGGCCATCCGACTTAATTGCCTGATGAGTCGAGCCTTTATCCTGCACTCCACAGGCTTGGGGTTCCAACGGGTTATACGTTGCGCGCAAAATGTTCATCGGAATATCTCCGAGATGATTTGGCAAACCTGCTTGCCGTTTTCGGTGCTGGACAGCGACCACACTAGAGTCGCGGTGGCTGTCAGGAGCGCCAGGGTCAGGAGCTTGGCCCGGAAGAAAGCAGCCTCGCTTTCGATTCGCTCTTGGTAGCGTTGGAATCGCAGGTCAGCGGATCGCCGTTGCTCCGCGGTGTCGCCGTATGGTTCTTGTTTTTTCATAGTTCGGAATTTGTCCAGATGCCATTTTCCTCGCGCTGGAATTTAAGTTTCTTCAGCATCCCCTCGGCAGAGTCGCGGCGCTCAACGCACTCGGCAAGCGCCTTGGTCGTTTCAATCAGTCTTTCCGTTAATGCTTCGCAGTCCTCCATTGCCTTGTTGTAATAGCCTAGCGGGACAAACTTTCCTGATAGGAATGTCGATGTGTTCGTTGCGTTCATTTGGATTTTGTCAGCGGCTTGCGGGTTGGCTTTGCGTTAATCGCTGCTGCCAGTTCGCGGTTTACGAGATTGGTTAGCGAAGGCGCAAACGGGTTGTTGCGATAGAAGGAAAGCAGTTTGTCGCAGATGTAGCCGTTGATTCTGACTTGCACAGTTGGAAGTGCAGCAGCCCGAGCTAAATCCATTTCAATTTCTAGTGGTCGTTTCTTGCTCATTTGATGTGGTGCAAAGTGGGGCGGAGTGGGGCGGTTGTCAAAATAAACTTTGCGCTTTTCTGTATTTGGTTTGCAAGTCGCTGGTTTTCAGCGCCTTAAAATTGCAAAAAAAGTGCGCCGAGATGTATGAGGGTCAGACAAAAACCCACCTGGCCCTCGCGGGTTCAGGCATCTCGGCGCAAAGCTATTCTCTATTCGTCCAGAGCAGGGCGCCGGCCAGCGCCAGCGCTGCAACGGCCCAGCAGATCGAGCAGTGGATCGCCTTCATGGCTGCGACCTCATTGCGATCCAGACGATCCAGAGAAAAATGACGAGTCCTAGGAGCGCGATAAACGAGACGCCGACGGAATAGGAGTCTGCCAGGATCATAGGTTTTCGTCGAGCAGGCGCAGGATGCCGAGCCAGTTTTCTTTGGTCTTGAAGTAAATTTCCATAGTGGTCGCGCCTCCCTTCTCGTTCATTAAGTATATGTCGAGGCCGTAGAGAAGCGTGTCATCTTTGTAGGCGTAATATCCCTTAAAGTCAATCTGGTTGAAGGTGAACATCACATAGTCATTCACATAAACTTTGACTCTGCCGTTGAAGATTTTAAATCCGTATCTTGTGTCGTTTGTTTTTTTCATTTTGTCCATCTCACTATTTTCACTGTGTCGGCTGGTCTTACTCGTCGCGCAAAGCTGTCGCCTTCCCTGCTTCCCATCGCGTTCGTATTACCCTCGAGCGTGATGTAGGAGGATACGATGCGGCCAGAGCGGTTGACCCTTTCGATGGAGCTGATGACGTGCGCGTAACGTCCCTTCGAAGGGAAGTATATCAGTCCCACGTCACCCGGCTGAACCATGGCAGCAGGAATAACCCGCGTCCTGGAATACCAGCTTGGCGAGTAGGCACCGGGTCGGTCAGGTGCGCCGTTGACTAGGTAGCCGTAGTGAGCCACCGAGGCGCACCACGGCGCGTGATCGCTCGGCCTTAGCCCACAGGATGCGTTGAACTTGTTTACCATCAAGCCGTTGTTGCTGCCCATTGGCGACTCTTTGATGCCGACGTATGAAACAAACGTCTTGAGCAGAGCAGCCGCATCCACGGTCAGCAGTCGCTTGCCAGTTGGCGCATCTACCTCAGCAGCCGATGTTAGCCCAGCAAAAGCTGAGAAAGCACAAATAAGGCTCCGAGATACACTAGAACGGAAATCCATAGTCTTGGGTCGGTTTCGTCGTTTTTCCACGCATAAGCAAACTGGCTTTCCTTTTTGCCGCCGCTGGTTGTCGTGAATTTTCCGATAGTCGGAAACACGAAACCCACTAGGTAGCGAGTTAGAAGCAGTGCGACTGCTAGGTTGATCACCTTTGTCGGAAGCCGAGTCAGGAAATCAGGTCCGACACTCGCTTGATATTGCTCGGTGTAGATCGAGGACAGTAGCCAAGACGCAACGCAGGCGATGAATAGGAGGAGCGGAGAGCCATAGCGGGTGATGATTTTCATATAGTCAGAGGAATCTTAGGAGAGGGATTGAATGGCGAAAATATACCAGTGCGGCGATGGATGCAACTGTCGCCGAAAACGCCCACCACCATCTCCATGCCCACGTCCTCCACGCCTCGGCCCCCGCGATCTCGACTGCCACCTGATCCTGAGCGCGCGCGATTGCGAGTTCCATGCCGCTGACTGTAAGTCTGAGTTCGTCATTCGTTCCACGTAGCAAATCCGTTTCGCTCGTTGCGATGCGGAGGGAAAGAATTAACGCGGCTGTGTCGCCGTCCGGTCGGCCTGCGGCGAGCCGCTTTGCCGTCTCTACGGAGTCCGCCACACTGGTCCGTAGCCTTACTATGCTCCCGGTCTGCCGCTCGACTAGCGCGTTCGCCTGTGCGGCCTTCTTCGTCATCGGCCCCATGATCTTCCTCGCTTGAGTTGGTGCGCTTTGGCATGAGGTCAGAAGGATTGTGAGAACTATTAAATTCCTTGCTGCTGATAGCAGGCTAATAGTTCGCGGGTTCACGCGCCCACCTTCTCACCGTTTCGCTTGCGGTCAACAGCGATCTACTGCGCTGCGTCCTTGAGCGGACGGCCCGCCGCCTCTCGCTTGTCCCATCCGCCGCCATAAAACATCCGCAGCACCTTCTCGTTCATGGACTCTAGCTTTGTGTTTAGCTCGGTCTGTTGCGCTTGCATCCCCTTAAAATCTCTCCCCATGTCGTGGACTTGCCAGCAGCCACCGACAAGTGAGGCAATGCCTAGCGCGATGAGCGGAGCAAGCACCATGCGGATAAAGACGAAGGACTTCTCCGCGATAGCGCGAATCTCAGTCAAATCTTTGTGTTGTTGTTCTCCTAAATCAATCATAGGTCAGAGCGCGGCTAGTTTGTCAGTGGCTGCTGTGACTGCGGTCTGTGCGCTAGCTAGGTCGGCTTCCAGCTTTGCGCGGCGTGCCTTGGAGGTGTGAGCGTAAGCCGCAACCAGCACCTTGCCCAGTGCGTCTAGGTCGCCTGCTGCGTGTGCCTCTTGGCCTGCCTGCACTAGAGCGTCAAGTCTGTTATGCACGGCGCGTCCCTCGGCTTCTACGGCGGCAGCTAGGTCAGCGGCGTGTTGTGCTTCTAGCTCGGTGACAGCAGCGGAGTGTTTTCTGGCAACGGTTTTAGTCTCGTTCCAAGCCTCGTCCGCTTGGGTTGCGAGTTGCGCGTCTTTGGCGGCGATGGCTTCGGCATGGCTAGCGGTTAGCTCGGCAAGCTCCGCGTCTTTCGCGTCAAGTTGCGCTTTGATGTCGAGCCATAGCTGGCCGGATTCGGTTTGGATGGTGAATAGGTCTTTCATAAGGTTAAGGAGGAGATTCCCAAGTTGGTATGTATCTTTCTGTTCCGTTGTCGTTGATAGCTATCCACTTTGTCGGGTTGCCGGTATCCGGTGCATTGGTAAGCGTTCCAACACTGCTGCCAGAATTATTTGTTAAGCTGCTATTCGTGGTCAGCAAGTATGATCCACCGAAAACAGTGATGCCGCCGTTGGCCGTAAGCCGTCCACTCATCGTTGTAGTTGTGCTGACTGATAAGGTGGTCGAGCAGGTCACCGCACCGCTGAAATTGCCTAGAACAGAAAACACATTGCTCCACCTGCCTCCGGTAGTGCCACAAGATTTAGAGTTGGTCGGGTTTGCTGCTAGATTGCAGTTTACAATGGTATCACCGGAATTAAAGGCAATGATGTATGTGCTGCCATTTACGACAGTTACATAATTGGTTTCCGCTATCAGCCCTTTGTTTCCTCCAAGGTTCAGCGTTGGGACATAGTCTGCGCTGTTAACCGGAAGCGTAACCTTCGTAAAAGCTCCAGTGCTTGCCGTAGTGCCGCCGATGGCTCCCGGTGTGGTCAGCGCGGTGGCGATGTCTGCCGAGGCTATCCCACGATAGGCAGGGAATCCGGTAGCCTGTGCAAACAAGGCTTGTGTGGCGGTTGCGCTGGTGTTGGCTGTTACTACTACGGTGCCTGTGACGTTGGGAAGATCAATGGTCTTGTTGTTGGTGGCGGCATTTCCACGAAAGATAGTGCGCGTTCCAGTAACTCCTAACTCAATGCTGCCGGTGCCTGTGGTGTCAATGTTGCCTCCGCCGACGCTGGTGTCGATGTAGCCTCCGCCAACGCTGGTGTCGATGTCTCCGCCTGAAGACGATGTGTTGATGTATCCGCCGAAGCTGGTGTTGATGTTGCCGCCGTTCGCCGTAGTAATTAAGCTAGTTCCAAGATTGAGTGTGCCCGTTCCCGCCGTGATCGTGATGCCATTGATACTAGTCGCCGTGGCTGCTCCTAGCACCGGAGTCACAAGCGTCGGCGTGTTGGTCATCGCCACGCTGCCAGTGCCGCTGATGGTCAGCAGTTCCGGTGAGCCTGTCAGGGCTGTCGTGCGACCAATTACGCGAGCGGTAGCCATGTGCGCTAGCTTCGCCAGCGTCACCACATCGTTGTCGATCGTAAACTGAGCGCCGCTGTTGCTGACTGTTATCTCTCCTTTGTCGCCGTCTGTCAGTGCGCCGCTCGCGGCCCAAGTCAACGCGCCTGCGCCGTCTGTGGTAAGCTGGAAGCCATTTGTGCCGAGTGCGCTGGGAAAGGTCAGGCTTTGCGGGAAGGTGACTGTCTTGCCTGCTGCCACGTTGAGCGTGCCGTTCGCGCTGGTTGGCGTTGTCCCGCTGATCGTGTAGCTCGCTACGATGTTCAGCGTCAGCGCTGGAAGCGTCACGATGCCGTTTGTCGAGTCCCGAAACTCAATAGCAAATTGCACGCCGGTAAGCAGCGCGGCGGAAAGCTCCGTTGATGAAATCGTCGCTGTGAATGTGTAGGTCGGCGGCGTTCCCGTAGGAGCGCCGAACTGAACGACAAAGGCATTGCTGAATCCGTTTAGGACCTTGATTCCCGCGCTGAACGTCGGCGAGGTCAGGGTTTGAGCCGCGCCGCTTTTGATGAACTGCACATTGAAATCAATGGTGTCGTTCTGGCCGATGGTCAGCGGCTGCAAAAGTGCATTGCCGCCGGCGGTAATCGTCCACGCTAGTTTGTCGAGGTCGAAGAAGATCGTTTTGACGATGGCGGACGGCATGGGATTTATTTACAGTGAAACCGCGTTTCGTAAAGAGAAAAACTAGATGGCAAGCTCAATAAGAAGCGTCTCGCCTGGGATGTGCATTATCCTGCCGGCGCTGTCCAGCTCAGGCGAGCGAATGAAAAATCTGGTTGAGCTTCCGGTGACACAACGCAAAAGCGTCAATTTCACTCCGTTTGTGTTGGCGTTGCTGGTGTTTCTCGGCGCCCGGTCGGCGTCCCATGTATCCGAGAAGGCGTTATTCGGATCGCCGCTTTGCGTGTCTGCGCTACCGCCCCACGGCCCGCTGACGCCTCCCGGCCCTGCGGTCGAGCTGCCGTAGTTGGTAGAGCCAAGGATGTATCCAGGACTGAACGATCCAGACGGCATGCGAGGCTTCACGGCCTCAATCAGTGATCCGCTTGTGGTTCGCGTTACTCGCACGCCAACGCCAGCGACAGGAGTGTTTCCGCGGATGTATTCGACAAGCTGCGTCAGCCGAGATTGCGTTAACTGGTTGACCAAAGAATCCCCTGACTGAAAAACCGGCAGTCTGTTATTCGATTGCATATTAAGGAGCGACTCCGCGCACGGTAACGTTGCAAGCCGCGGTATTGGCTCGAGCCGACCAAGTGGATCCGTTGTTGGAGATTAAGCTCATCCCTCCGCCCGCGGTGGTTGTGCCTGCTGCCAATTTGATCGAAAACGTAGTGCCTCCGTCAGAACTCAATTCGACAAAATTAGTCGCGTCGATGTTTTGCACCATAAAGAAGCCCGGTGTCCCGATGTCTCCGAAAACAATGTCCTCCCGAGTGGTGCCGATGTTTTGAATAACGTCGCAATATTTTGTTCCTGCAACGGTAATTGATGCGGTTGATTGGACGGCCAGTCTGGCAAGGCCTTTGGTATAATTTAGCTGCGCGGTTGGTTGTAGTTCGTTGGCCATAGTGGTTTATACGTTGAAATCGTAAAGGTCAGAGTCATATCCATTGAATCCGCTCATGGTGTATTCTTCGTTCACCGTAACAACCCCTCCTTGCTTACGCCAAGAGAGCCCTGTGTAAAGGTAATTACGATTACCTGGAGGAATAGGAGCAAGCGTAGGTGCAATGGTGATTTTCCCGATGGAGTTATATTCGCTGGGCACATCGGCTTGGATATAGGTTAGCTTATATGTGCCGCCAACGCTCAAATACGAATCAGTCCCTCGGCGCTTTTTGTTGTAGAGCAGAACTCCTGCATCGGTAGAGCCAGCTATGTCTTTAGTGTAAACCGGAACGTTGTTGTTATCCATAAACTTTTGAATTGTTGCAATCTCAGTCGGAGACACTGGAGGAGCGGCAACTGGTTGAGCGAATCTCGGATGCGATTCAATCGGATCTGAGCTAGTATTAACGATAAATTCCTGCTGAGAGAATGTATATTTGTCTCCTACAATCACCCCGCGATAGGTGCAGGTGACAACCATGATGTTTCCCGGTTCTCGTTTGGCTTGCGCTTCGTAAAGTCTTAGAGCTGAATATTTCGGATGTTCAGAAAGCGGATTTGGTAAACTGGATAAGGTGAATGAATCCGATGATCTCTTGAAGGTAAGAGTTGCCTCGCCGCTTCCGTCTGGCCCTTGCTTTACATCGTCTCCGTCAGGTTGATACTGCTCAAAGAAATTTCCTATTTGAATGGTTGGCATACGTTATGGCTTCATTTTGTCGGTGCCGATCTTCTGAACAGCAACTAGGGTTTTTGCGTTTATCTCGTTGGCCAAGTTTGCGGCGTTTATTTGCTTGATCTGGTGGCGTGCCTCAATGCTCATTCCTTGCACCATATAGCCTCCACCGCCGCCGATCTTGGCCATGCTGGATGCAATCACCTTGTAAGGGTCTTGCGCGCCTAAGCCCTCGGTCATGATCTTGTCTTTCTTTTGAGAACCTGCGGTTGTCTGCATTATTTTACCTGCCGCATCCATTGCTTCTTTTATGATGGCTGCCAAATCCGTTTTGGCCTTCTCTGGATCGGTTGTAAATCCCTTGGCAAAACCAGCCAGCGCACCCGCCAATCCTGATGCTCCGAATTGATCAAGCGAACCGCTTATGCGCTTGTTTCCTTTATCCTCCATCTCATTGCCAGCCATGTTGAGCTTATTGAGCTCATCGTGACTTGTTACATACATACCGGCAATCTTTAAATCGCGCAATGCCTCGGCGATGCCCTTCATGATCGCGCTGGTAATTATCTCAGCTATACCAATGAACATGTCCTTTATACCAGATAACCTTTTGACCATGTCTTGAAAAAACAGCTTGCCCGCACCACTAAACAAAAATGTTACACCTTCTGCAAGATATTTGAGCGCTTCAGTGAATGCAATTTTAAGAGAAAGACCGATAGCTAGTCCCACATTTCCAGTTTTGAATAAACCGAAAACGACTTGAACCGCGTTTGTTATATGCCTGCCAAAACTTTCGCCAATTCCTGCCAGATCAATCTGATCAAGAAGTCTCAATGCGACTTGCAGCGGCACCACTAATTGAGCAGTCATCGCAAGAAAGAAAGTTTGCATCTTGCTTCCGACGCTTTGGATGATCTCAAAAACCTTTGACAGCTTCTCCGCGCTCTGGCTAAGAACCTTCGCTTGCGATCCGTAGCTGGCTGTGGCGTTTTGTAGCGCCTGCGCGTAGTCATCCGCGCCTTTGAAAAGCGTGGACATCGAGCGTCCACTCTCGACAAGCTCATTGATCTGCGTCCGCGCCTCCTCGGCGCCCAATCCCGCGTTCTCAAGCGTCTTCTGCGCGATTAGCAGCTTGCCCGGGTCCATCGCCCCAATCCGCTGGCTGGCGTGGTAAATCTCGTTTCCAAAATTGATCGCGCCCTCGATCCCCTCTTTCCAAAAATTTACCGTCTTGAAAACAGCGAAAACAGCAGTCAATGCGACAAGCGCCTTTTTCGCCGTCGAGATCGCCTTGTCGAATCCTGCGATGTTTAGCTCAAGAAATCCTGTGGCTGTTGCTGCTGCCATATCTTAGAAAATACTGGTCACTTGTTTTGCTAGCTTTTGAAGTTTGGTTTTGTATCCGGCGCCGACAATATCCGCCGAGCGGCTGGCAACGCGATCTTTGCTCTCAACGATGCCAGCGTATTTGATGGCGTTGCCAATGTAAATGCGGATGCGAGTGCCAGAGCTTTCCACTTTGTCGATCTTCCATCCGCGCGCAAACGTGCCGCGCGCTCTGATGCGCCGCATTAGCTCTTTCATCGGCGATACGCCTTTCTTGCGCCTTATTTTGCCTCCTAGTTTACGGAATACCGCAAATAAATCATCCTTTGTTGGCGCGACTATGTATCCCAGTTTACGCGTAGTCCGCAGGAAAAAGTTACCCTGCTCGGTGGCAAGGTTTTTTCCTTTGTCCTTCGCGGCCTTTTGCATCCGGTCGAAAGCCTGGGTAAGTCCCGAAGGGTCAAAGCGCATTACGCATTGCCTCCATTTCCTCGTTGATTTGCGCCGGCTCCGTGGCGATTGAGTGCATCCGCATCAGCGCGTGATGGTATGCGTTGCCACGGCAGAGCGGCAGCTCCCAAAGGATGAATTGCTCGTCCCAGCGGAAATACCGTGCTAACGTCGCCACATAGGCCGCGCACGGTGGCGGCTCTAGGAGTTTGGGTCGGATGCAAGGCTAACGTCCTCCATTGGTTGCGCTTTGTCGGCTTCGCTGTTTTCAAGCAGAGCGCGGATAAGTTCAGCGGCAACTTCCACGTCCTCGGGTTGATATTGCACCTGATCCATCCATCGGTTCACGGCTAGATCAAAAGCCTCTGGCTTGCGGCGTGCGCGAATCAGTTCACTCTCCGGACAGATTGTCCCGTAAACAAAAGTCGGTATGTCGGTAAATGTCGGAGCTGATGGGTTTGCTAGCAGTCCAAGGATCGACGCCTTGCGAGCGTAGCTGAGTGGTTTGATCTCGATGCCTTTGAACTCAAAGGTTTTGAGGAAGTTTTCGTTGGGGTCTTTCATAGGTCAGAGCATGGCTTTCATTTTTGCGCGCAGTCCGGCGCTGGCGTGTTCGCCGATTAGGACAGTTTTGTTTCCGGCAGTTAGAATTTGCATCGGCTTAACGTCTTTCCGAATCCAGTTCAGCAGCACCTCTCGGTTTTCAAGCGCACCTTTCATCCAGTAAAGCGGATGCTCCTTGTCGAGTTTGAACTCGGCCCAATCTCGCGCGGACTTATATGCCTCCATCAGTCCCTTGGCTTTGTCGCGCAGGCCAAAGCCGGAAACGTCAAACCAGAACGTAAAGACTTCGCTCCTACGTCCGCGCACTTGATCGACAACGCAGGTCACCGGATCAACTTGGCGGATGGGTATCCCAAGCGCCACAAGGATTGCGGCCAGTTTAATGTCGCAGGTAGGGAGATTGTCCATAGGTCATAGGCCCGTGCAATTACGCGATAAGCGGGTATTGCGTAGCGTTGGCTGTGATCTTTTTAAACTCGGTATTGGTCTTGGCGATCTCGATATCGTCAACGTAGATACCGCCGCTAGTGACGCCGTTCGCCGTGTTGGTGTTCGCCACGGTCAAGGATAGGCCAGGAGCCGCGTTTGTGATCGTGCCGGTGAGCACGCCAGAGATCGAGAACGTCTGAAGCGGATTGTAAAACGCGACGGCAACAAATTCGCCAGCTTCATTCCGCACTTCATTCTTTTCACGAACGACTTTTGCGGTCACGGTCTGCACAATCATTCCGGTTTCTGCGGTAAGTCCGAAGAGGGCTCCGGTGGTTCCAATAGTGATGACGGCCATAAATAAGGGTGATGGGTTTCTGTGTTAGTAGTTAGTGGGTCTTTTACGTCAAAATTCTCAAATTTGCAAGTTGCTTTCTCAAAAATGAGAGATTGCTCATACGTTGTCTCTTGGCATCGCATGAAGCTCGTATTGCATCTCGTAAATGTAGGCCTTGAGGTCGGTGTCCACGGTCATCTGTCCGCTAGTAGGAACGAATCCGTGGCAGTGAAATTCCGCCAGCGTGGAAAGGGCTGAGGCCGGCGCACTGTAAGCGAAATTGTTCATCGCTATGATGACTTCCTGCCGCTCGGCTTCCGTGGTTTCCTTGGTGTGGCTGCGAAACATCGAGGCGCATGTCAGCTTGAATATGCCGCACCCCGGCGATATTTCCTCCTCATTGCCAGTTGCACGGGCGATGATGTAAGGCATCGGGTCTTTGATGAGTGACGAGTCGCTGATGTAAACCTTGCCCTCGCAGACGGTGCCGATAACGGCGGCGAGCAACTGCGTTTGCAAGGCGAGCTCGGTCTGTCCCGTGATGTTGTTTGTCGTGCTCATGCTCCTCGGACGGTTACGATCAACTCTGCGCCGTCTGCGCTGGTTACGCTGCCTGTGACGATCTTTTTCGTCTGGACGGTCTGTCCCGGCTGTCCCGGCTTTGGCTCGGCAATCGTCAGCGTTTCGCCGTCGTTGATGTCGGCCAGATCGGAAGTTTGGAAATGGATGCGCTGCGGACTGTCCATTTCAGCGCCTCCGTAAGCCTCAACGTCAATGTTTTGCTGATCGTCCAGCAGAACTGTAAACGTCGTGGATTTTCCAGAACGAACGAGCGTTGCGGTCGCGGTCATCTCGTTGGTGAAAAGTCCCGCCAAATCTGTGGCAAGCTGTGTCCTCATGCTCATGAGAGAACCTCCTCTAGTTCTTCGCGCACTGCGGGCTGACCTGGCGGAAGCTCAAGGACTCCGTCACTTTTCGCATTAGGAAAGCGGCGGTTGAATACATCACTGCCGATCTTGTTAGCTTCGCTGCTGTTCTCCTGCGCGTAAGTATCATCCCACGGCACCGCCTGATTGAAGGCCGGGTGGTCATGGAAAAGGATGATGTCGCGCGCCTCGATTAGCTGGCACCGGCCCTTGTCTGCGTCGGTATATGCGCGGTAAGTGTTTTCTGTGTCGGCGAAGACTCCGGTGTATTCGCGGTGCATAAACCCATTTGATCCGTCTGCGTCCTCGGTTTTCTTTTGCTCCATGTAGGCGCGTGTCATCACTGTTGAAACGCAAAGTCTGTCGGTGCGCTGTCCGTCTGCAACGGCGATGAAGACAGGCGCATCTAAGTCTTCGATCTTGTCTAGGAGCATCTCATCCCATCCCGATGGCGGGATAATGTCGTCCTGCGCCTGGATGATAATCTTTCCGCGCGCGGCGCCGGCGGCGATGTCGTAGTTCGTCGGACATCCGCAGCCCTTTGGCGCGACGGTGTGCCGGAATCCCTTCAACATCTTTGCGCTTCTCTCGTCGCCTTCGTGAGTGCCGAAAATGTATTCGACCTTGTTTGGATGCTTTGCGCGCGACATCCAGAGCTCGCGCATTTGGAGTGCCTGCAATGGCCTTGCCAGCGTTGCGTGAACGATTGAGAATGTGGGTCCGTCCTCGCTGTTGTAGAGCTCCTCGAAAGCGGTGATGTCGCCTCCGCTGAGTCGCAAGCATTGCGCGTAAAGCTCCGCGCCTTTCCATCCATACCAAAGATGATTGAGGCTCCAATAAGTGCGAATCGGCTTGGGTATTCCCATCATCATCCGGCAAAGCGTCATCGCCTTGTCATGGTTGCCGTCAATGATCGCGTAATTGACTAGCAGCGCCAGCGCCTCCCTACGGTCAGGCATCAGCTCGAACGCTTCGCTGGCTCGCTTCTTTGCCAGTGCGCCAGGCTCAAGCTGCGCAAGGTTCAGCAGTGTCTCGTATTTCTCTAACGTCTCAAGGCCGGGAGCGTGCAGCGCAGCCAGTCCGTATTTCTTCGCAAGCACCGTGTCGTTTCCCTCGAAATATTCCTGATGAAGATAGAAGTAGTTCCGCGCATTGTCCTCAATTCGCGTTTGAAGGATTGCCACGTTTCGCTCCCGGCTTCCGCTTTTTGTGGAGTCGGGAGAATGAACAAATTTAGCTGCATCGAGCATCTTGTAAGATACCTCTCCATCAAATCGGAGTTGCTCATGGATCGGATATCGCCAGTGAGAGCGTCCATTGTTTAGGATCAGCCTTTCCCGATGAACTACTTGCTGCGCGTGAATGTCGCCGCGCACCTTGTAGGGACATACGAAAACGTCGTATTTCCCCTCAGTTGCCGCGTTGCTCATGGCCTCCGCTGCGCCTTCGTCAAGGGTGTCGTCGCAGTCCGCCCAAAGTAGATACTTAGGCCCGCCGTCTTGTGCCATCTCCCAAGCTACTTGGCGAGCTGCCCCAAAGTTGTCAACGTGGGGAAAGTCGGCTTTGTTTTTGTAGTGATGAACACCGTATGGCATTTTCAATTCCTGACAGACTCGGTGAATGATTGTCTCTGTCCCGTCTGAGTCGCGGTTCCCGACAGCCATGACGAAGCTCATGGTGTCTGCCACATCGTAAAAGCCGCGAATGAATCGCTCAATTACCTTATCCTCGTTGCCGACGATGACGGCCAGCGCGATGAGCGGCTGGGTGAATGGTGGGTTGTTTTGGTTTTTCATAAGTCATAAAAAGAGCCGCCGCCGTCTTTTAGTTCGGCGGCGGCTCATTAGTGGGTTGCTTCCGATTAGGCGAAGCTGGTGGTGATTAGGATGCCCGCGGTTTCGTCGATTACTTTCTCGGCGGTGTGCTGGCGAACGCGGAGGATGTTTGAGCGGCGGCTGTCGTCCCGATAAGTCTCAGGAGTGAAGAGGCCGGTCGTGTCGCGGTCCCATTGGATTGTGCGACCGCATCCGCCCGCCTGATATTCGCCGCCCTGCACCTGGCCGACCCAGATGTAGGTGTCAGACCAGATAAACGAGCCAGAGAAGGTCTGCCCCTTCTGGTTGCCGTTCTTCGGTGCTTTGCCGATGTATAGGGTATCCACGCCGAGCGCCTGAGCGACATCATTCTCTGCTGGCAGCGCGCGTTGGTTGGCGGTGCGAGGCACAACGCCGTAGATCTGATTCTGCATCAGCTGAGCGCGGCGGAGGCGGTTGAAAACAGGCTGCGACATGATCACCGCGTTGGCAATGATGCCCTGCTTGAGCAGAGTTGTTTTCGCGTTATCCACGTCGGCGGCTGGGTCGGTCGTAGCAACGGCGGCGACGGTGTAGGCGGCGGTCGCAGACAGTGCGGTAGCGCTCCAAGACGTCGTTGCGTTGATGAGCGCCGCAACGCGCGCCTCGTAGCTGATGCGAAGCGAACGCTCCAAGAGCATCGCTTCAGCGGCTTCCAAGTTCATGAACCGCTCAACCTCTTCCTCGTAGCTGTCGTCGATAACAGCCTCCAGACCGTATTCCTGCGTGTCGTAGGTGTCGGTATCGTATTTGCGGTTCACGCGGTTGTAGGCCGATCCCTGCTCACGCGGGATGGCATCGGCGTTCATCAGCTCGGCGTTGGCCAGCTTGGCTTTCATGTAGATGCCGCGCCGAACGCTTTCGGCTTTTACCGGAAAGACGGCATCGCCGATGAAGAGCTTGTTGAAGTCGCTATTCGCCTGCATGACGAGCGCGAAAATGTCGCTGCGGGGAGTTGCTTGTGCGTTAGTGTAAGGCATGTGGTGTTATTCCTCGGTGGGTAGTGGGTTGAGTGGGTGAGTGGGTATCAGGGAAGCTTGAACGCAAATTCCAAGGTAATGCCGTTGGAGGCAACGCCAGCCTGCAACGCCTGGAGCTTGGCAGGCCCGAATGTGCCGTTGACAGCGGCAGCGAATCCGCCGGTGACAATGGCGTAAGCGGTGCCAGCCGTTACGGCGCTGCCAGTGGCCTGGATCAGGAAGGTGCCGGGAGCAGTCCAGAGCTTCACGGTGCCGTAGTTGGCGTCCGCAAAGTCCTGCTGGGTGATGCCGACGCCGATGTCAGCGTTTCCGGCGGAAGGTGTGATCGTGCCGTCAGACTGGATGGTGACGGCTTTGTAAGCGGAGATTGCGCCGCTTGCGATGAAGCTGCGAAAGCCGATTTCGTTTTGAGATGCCATAGTGGTGGTAGTGGGTAGTTGGTTAGGGTGATGTTACTTCTTAGCGAGGCCGGGCTGGCCATTGTCGCGCCAGACTTTGAACGCGGTCGGGTTGACGCGGGCGAAGGTCTTGACAGCTTCGGCGGGGTTGCCTTCGTGCCGTTTCAATTCGGACTCGAAAGATTTCTGCGCGGCGTCAATTGGCGTTTCGGACTTGGTCGCGGCGGGTGCGCCGGCGGCGGGGAGCTTAATGCCGAGACCAGCGGAAAGCCGCTTGATCGTCGCTTCGATCACGCGCGACATCTTCTTTTCCTCTTCTTCGTCGGCGGCCATCTTATTACCTTTGCCCATGACGGCCTTGCCTTTGCCGATTGGCTCGACATTCGGATCAATGCCTTCCGTGGGTTCTTCACCTTCAGTCCCGGCATCGTTCACTTCGTCGTCCTCGGCCATTTCTTTTGGGTTAGCATCTTCAAATGCTTTTTTGAAAGCCGCGTATTCGCTGGCAAGCGCGGTGATCTGTTCCGCGATCTGTTTCATGGTCGGCTCAGGAGCCGCTTCGTCCTGGGTTTCTGCGAGTTCTTTTTCGGCGGAGTCAGTTGCGAGTTTTTTGGGTGGCATAAATTCGGGATTGATTGGGGTTATATCAGACTTAAGAGTTGTTGCAACTGTTTTTTCGCATTTTTGAGAAAAGAACAAAGAATGATTAGCAGCAGGGTCAGACACAAGTGCCGCAGTCATTACTTCCGAGCAGCGCGCCAGTATGGTTCGGCCGTCGATCTCATCCTGGCCGATGAACTCCAAAGAGATGCCCATGTGCCTAGGGTTTGTGCGTGCGATTTCAAAGATGCGAGGTGCTTCGTCCTCTGTCTCGTAGATGTGCAGATTCCCAGTGACGCGCGATGTCTCGCGGAAAAAGTTGTCCACATATCCAGCAGTTGCGAAAACGCCGCTGCCGTGGTCAATCTTCACCTTGATTGTTTCCGACGCTAGGCAGAACTCGAAAATCTGATCGAGGCAAGTCTGATCCACTACGACCTGCCGACCCTCATCATCCTTGTGTCCCTTGGCGTCTCCCTCGCTGATCAGCGATACGCGACGGATGACGCGGTTCGCCTCATCAACTCGGGATTCGCCTGGTATGGCAGCGAAGTAATGGCGCGGTGCTGAGAAGTTGCTTTTCGGGTTTTGAATTTTCTCGGCCTGTTGCTTGAACCATTCGCGGGCGGCATCGGGGGAGAGCGGGTTGATGCCCCAGAGATAGTGCGCTACTGCGCCGGCGCCCGGCCAGTCCGTGTCATCGGCATTGCTGTTTTTGCCTGCTTCAAGATCCACCGCGTGACGCTCTGCCCATGCGTTAGCCTTCACAATTTTCTCGTCGCTGATCTCGCCCGCTGCCATGCGCCTAGCGGCGTCCTTGGTGCCTTCGGTGAGTCCATCCCCTGCTTGGTCGAGCAACTCAAGACCCCGCTTCGCCGCGTTGATGATATAGTCGGGCGGCTTCATTATTTCGTGGCCTTGGGGTGTTTCTCTGGGAGCAAGTCGAAGTCAGTGGTGTATTTTGCGTTCTCAGGCCGTCCGTTTTTCAGCAGGTAAAGGAAGGCATTGACGCGAGCAAATGCCCATTGCTCTGCCGATTTTACAACTGGAGAATGAGAGGTGGCAAATGCCCCGAGGCCGCGCTGAAATACAGACTTGAGCGCGCCTAAGGAAGCCCTGCCGTTCTTGGTGTTGCTTTCCTTGTCGTTAAATTCGTCCGCCTTGTTTTGCAAGGTTTTCTCTTGATCGGCGGTGACCTTTGCGCCGCTCTTTCCTGACGCATCGCCCTTTGCCGTGCCTTTGCCCTGTGGGTCTTTGTTAGGCGTGTCAGACTTCGGAGCCTTCGGTGATGCCTTGATTCCTCCACGTTCTCCAACGGCGGCAAACTTTATTGAGTTGATCGGTTCGTTCTGGTTAAGGTTCTTCGCGGCTTTGCTTGTTTTTTCCTTGGCTGATTTACTCTCATCAGAATCGTCGCCATACTTATCAGAAATCCGGTCCTCATTTGCCAAAGCGGCTTCAATGCTTTTGGTGTGCGCTTCAGTCTCCGCTAATTTTGCTCCTAAATCCGCAACGGTTTTTTTCAGTTCGTCCGTTGATTTATTTGATTTCAATTGATCTACAAGTTTCCCGTGAAGCTCCTGCACTCGCGCATTTGTTTCTGCTAAATCTTTGGCGCGTTCCAAGTTTCCTGCTTTTAGTTTCTCCAATTTTGCTTTTAAAACTTCGGTTTTAGAGGGCTTCGTTGATTTTGTTTCGCCTTCGGACGATGATTTGCTTTCGCCTCCTCCGCCTCCAAACTTCCCATCATTTGCGCGATCAACCTTTGACTCGTCCCAGCTTGCAAACTCAGACATTTCCATGTTTGTTTTCTTGTTTTTCAAACGCGCTTTCACCTCTGACACAAGTTGCTCGCGGGTTTTTCCGGAGTCGTATATTTTGTAAGCGGCGGCGATGGCTTGATCTGCTGGCAGCTTTTCCTTTAGCAGTTCTATCAGGTCTTGAATGATTGCCGCGCGTTTGGTTGCTTCTGGTGTTTTCTCGGCTGGTGTTTTGTCGACTGGTGCTTTCTTGGAAATTTTTGCATTTTTCTCTTTTTCTTTCAAACGCGCCTGCACCTCGGATACAAGTTGCGCTCGAGTCTTGCCAGTATCGTAGATTTTATAAGCGGCTGCAATGGCTTGATCTGTCGGCAATTTTTCCTTAAGCAAATCCACAAGATCGCGGATGATTACAGCGCGCTCGGCTTCGGCTGGCGTTTTCTTGGGACGCTTTGCAAATGCCTTGGCGGCAGGCTCAACCGGCTGGCCGTTTTCGTCCGTAGTCGTCGTTTCGCTCTGACTGATATTTGTTGGCTTGGCGGGACCGCTGCCGAATACTTCTTCGACGGTGAATCCTTCTCTTGCCGCTGCGTCACGCTTGATGATCGCCCATCGCACCATATCTTTGGCTACGTTCTCCGGGTCTTGCGCGTCGTCCGTCCAATACTGCATGGGATTGAGCAGCCCATTTTGGTATAGGTTCATCGCGGCGTTTGCCTCTTTGCCGATGTCGGGCTGAGGATGCGGACGATAGCTCCACCGACCGCTGCCAATTTTGTCGGCTACGCTGGCCGGAAAAAGTCCCTTCCCGATGGCGTCAATGAGCGCGGCGTTCTTGATGCGGTGCGCGTGTGGCGCGAGAACCTTTTGCCCGCGTTCAAACTCCGCTTTTGCCTGTTCGCTTTCGAGTCGGGAAGAAACACCGCCCAGTGCGGTAGCGTCGAGCGCGAAAGAGAACGGCAGATTGTAGCTCATCGCAACGAGCTTCAGCAGTAGATTCATCAAATACTGATCGCTTGTGCCAGGTGATTCGTTGGACGGGAATTTGATGTCCTGCCCAGCGGTCAGATGGTTGATCTGACCGTATAGGATGTCCTGCTGCATCCCGCTTTGCTGGTTGTCGAAAAGCTGGCTGGAGTATCCGTCCATCGCGCCGCTGCCCGATGTCGCGCCGATGCTGTTTGTGAACACGGTGAGAGCGGCGGCGAGCTTCGACTTGCCCTTGGTCAGATCGATCATCTCGTAAAGATCACGAAGCTGAGAGCACGCGGCGTCGAGCTTGGAAACTCCGCGATACATATCCACGAGCATGGGATCGAGGTAGTGCACGAACTGCGAGGCAGGAACGTCCACCGGGTCCATGTATTGGCCGGCGGACATCCCGCGCCGGAATACGCGATAGCCTACTTTCGCGCCGTCCTGTCCAACGATTACGCCGCTCACATAGTCCTCGCTCACGACGTTTTGATAAACGCCGCCGATGCGGTCAGATTCCACCGGCTGAATGGCGAACGGTAGCTGCGCCGCGTCGTCAATGCTCATCCCTTCCTCGTAGCCTGGCCGCATGTAGGCCCATCCGTAGTCACCTCCGCGATTCATCCCGATCACGCCGAACTCCATCAGGCGAAAGAAATCAGCTCGACCGGCAACGTCGGCGTTTGGGAACCATAGATGGTTGAGGTAGTGTTCAACGTCCGTGTCGAGCTGAGGATCGCCGGTTTGAGCGTGGTATCCTTGCGGTGCCACATACATCGCGTATTTCCGGTTCAAAGTTTTTGCGGGTGCGAAGTTGTTCTCCAGGTCGGTAGCCTCGCGGAGAAGCTGGAGGCGGTCGCGCTGGACAGAAAAAGAGTTGGGTGCGATCTGCGCCGGCGCCTGCGCCCGCTTGGTGGTAGCTTGTGCGCCGTCGTAGCTGAATTGGTGGAGCACCTGCCGCGCAGCCAGACGCTTCATCCCGGCGACGGGTGAGATCGCCGAGATGGCGCGGTCGAGGATCGAGGGCTTGAATGCGGGAGCTTCCATTAGAAATTCACGCCGCGCCCGAGGCTAGGGTTGAAGTTTGAGCGGATGTTGGTTCCGCGCGTGCCGTTAATCAGCCCGAGGGCGTAGTTAGCCTCTGAGAGCAAGTCCTGCGCGGACTCTAGACTTGGAAAGCTAAACGTGCGCCCGGCGATGGAATAGGAGGTGCCGCGCACGGTGCCCGCGACGATGCACGCCAGCGCGGAGGTGCGTAGCGTTCCCAATTCGGTGCCGGTAAGCCCGACGAGCGTTCCCTTCATTCCCGCTCTTGTAATGCGGGATTCTCAATTTTGCAACGCTATTTCTCAAAAATGAGAATATGGGAGCAAAGCTAAGGGCGACACCGTTTCCAGTGCCGCCCTTTTTTCAATTCAACAAAGTTTACACTCCAGTAACTTTTCTAATCTTTTCCGAAAGATTATCGAAATAATCTTGTTCTGGTGCGTAAAGTTTTGTAAGACTCCAATTTTCCGGCGTTATTGCCTTGTGTGTAAAAGAGAATTGGATTCTTCCGGCCACCATTCCGCTTCCTGCTATAGATAGCAATTTGAAGCAAAGACGATTTGCAGATACTGGTATGTTTTCGGTTTTTTCCAAAGAAAGGCTCCTGTAAATTTTTGCAATTTCTTGCGCTTTTTTTGGATTTTCAAGCATGCAAAGACAAAACGCCGCTCTTACAGATGCCGCTGTTAGTCCTTTTCGAGATCCTGGCGCATGCTCCATTAGCGTGTTAAAGCTAGGTCCGAAACAATTCCAGATTTTATCTGCGTCGGTTCTGGTTATTTTTGAAGGGCTTGAATTGCATAGCCACCAAAAAACATTCACCACAGCAATTGATGCGCTTGTAAAATCTGGGTTGTGATCTACAAACGACCTTGGTTTTCCTCCGTCGATTGCCCGAAAGGTTATTTCTGGCGCGTTCCAGAAAACCCATTGGCGAATCGACTTTCCTGTTGAAATAATTGCAGAAAGTCTTGTTTGCCCGTCCAGCAACCTCTTTGGATTATCAATATCTCCCGTAAATGCAAGAGCTTGATGCGTAGTAAGAAACTCCCCCTTCCTGATTAGTTCCGCGTAATGTTTAGAATTTCCAACAGGAAGATTTCTGTTTGCCGTGTTGAATGTTAACCAGTGCGCCGCAAGTGCAGGCGTGATTAGAATTTCTTGAGGTTCCATTGTTTTGTTCATAGTTTATTTACTTTGTGCCTTTTCTTCCAGCGCCTCGCGGGCGATGTCAGTCAGGCGAATTTTGCGTTTGTCTGCTTTAGCTTTGAGTTTATCCCTCGTCGCCGAAGTGACGCGGGTGTTGATACTGGCGGTGAGCTTTTTCATTGCGCCCCATGTATCGCGCACGTTTCACATTCGCGCAACAGTTATTTTGCTTCTTCTTCTTTTTCCGGTGCTTGCGCTTCCGTCGTGAAGAGCACCGAGCGCAGCCGAGCGTCCAGCATTGCGGCGACAAGGTTCATTTGATCGCAGTCCAAAAGGTGATTCGCTCGGCCTTTCATCACTGTCCACGTCCATTTTTTCGAGCCGTCCCGGTTCACCTCTTGCCTCTTAAACTCCACGGAAGTCTGTTTTTGGTATTCGCTTGAAACGTCCTGCGGTGCGGTGAAGCGATACGTCGCCATGCCTGACCTCAGCCGGTGATACATTGACTTCACCGGCTGCTGTGCCCAGAAAAAATAGCGCGCTTGCCGGCGTGTCCTGTCGGTTCCGATACCTACGTGACCGACGTTGACGGGGCTGAACGGATATTTGCGGGTGATGCGTTGACCGTTGGCCATTTCGTGGTGGGGAAAGTCGCGGCGGTTCGTATTGTCTCCCCAAAGCCCAGTCCATCCGTAGCGCACAATCACCTCCTGCACGGCCATCGTATCGAATGCGATGTCCACCAGCGTCCGTCCCGGTTCGACTTCTAGCGCAATCCGTTTTTCTTCTAGTTCCTCCCATGTTGTGATCCGCCCCTCGTCTATGATCCGCGCCTCCTTTTCGCCGTATGCCCTGCACACATACCAGCGATGTGCGCCCTCGCCTTTGCTCGCTCGGCCTGCCTGGTTGTCGATAGTCAGGAAGCGGCAGATTTCTCCCTCGAATTTGTCGCCTTTCAAATACTGCCCTTTCATGCGCTCAAAATTCAAGTCGCCATCCGCATCGGTCGGTGACTCGTCCCATGCCAGCGCGCGTCGTTTCTGGATATAATCCCGCAGCGGTTCGATCTGCCCAGCCTTGGCCGCGTAGCTCGCTTTGAGTTTCTCCATCAGCAAGGAGCCAAGATGGAAATAATGAACGGCAGCAGCCTCCCAGTGGAACGAGCGGTGCCACTCCGGCGCGTTAGGGTTGGTGGCCTCGTAGCGACCTTGTTGCGCCTGTGCGCGGCGGCTGGCTTCGTCGCTCGGCCAGTCCCGCCCGCAGTGTTCGCAGTTGTAGCGGACGGTTGGCAGAATGTCTTTCCAGTTGTATTGGCCGTTCTCATCCGTGGTGTTTTCGCCCTGCGTGTAGATGAGTCTATCCCTCCCATCGGTCATCCGCTGAAACTGTCGGCAGTGCGGACACGGCACTTGCCACTCCTCACAAGTGCCAGATTGAAAGGCATTGTCCGATTCATCACCGAGCACGCTACCGGTGGAGAGCGTGAGAATCTTAGCGTTGCGGACACCTTCGCACCTCTTTTCAAATGCCGACATCATGCCCGGCTTATACATGTGCGGCTCTTCCATCGTGAGGAACTTCACGCGCTTCGACTGTGCTGCGCTCATGTTCGCGCCGACGCAGTAGAGACTCATGTGGGGGAAAGCGATCTTGGCGATGCGTTGCTTGTGCCGATCATTCGGCAGGCGCTTCGCAAGAAAGTCGTTGGCCTGGAGCATCGGCAGGATGCGGTCTTCCATAGCGTCCACGCCGTCAGGGTCGGATTGATGGACGTAGTAATACAGGCCGGGGTCGTTGTCCACGCACCAGGCGATGTGCATCTCGCCGATCAGCGACTTCGCGGCGCCCGCTGGCCCTCGCACGTCCACGCGCTTTACCGTCGAATCATTTGCCGCGCGCATCGGCTCGATCAGCCACGGTGACTCCTCGGCGATATACACCGGGTATCGAGTCGAGTGCGGAAGGCGCAGGGTGCCGTCGAAGTATTCGACCATGCTGCCGGCGAATCGTTCCGGCACCATGCCGTGGAGCATGTTGGCTAGCCAGCGGCGATCAGTCATTCCTCGGGATTAGCCACACGATGCACCGCGCCATTGCGCCAGACAAGATAGGTCACGACGCCATTGCGCGTGATGGTGCCGACGATCCGCACCCGACTATTCCACGGCGTATTCTGGAGCGTGATCATCCGCGCTTGATCCTTTCCTGCTGTGCCTTCCGCTTTTCTAGGGTCTTCCATGCATGCGCTAGTTCCTCCCGAGAGTGTCGGCTTTTCGTCTCCGGTTCGCAGAGCTGCACGCGCTTCTTTTTGTCGCCAGCTCGGCGAAGATCGCGCAGTTCGGTCTTGGTCAATGGTGTGATGCCCGAAAGCCGGGCGAGTATATCGGTGGTCATAAATCCTTTGCGGCTTTCCCTAGATAGCCGCGAAACTCCTTGGTGATAATCATCGCCATATCGCGTGAACAGCTCTGGTTCACGATGTCAAAAAGGCGCGTGATATGCTTCCCCCATTCCTCGGTCACGATAGCTTTCTCGACCAAGTATTCACGGCTCCGCGCGATCTCGATGTCTAGCTTCTCGATCTGCTTGGCGAGTTTCTGATCCTGGAGGGAAAGGTTTTTGCCGTCCATTGCCAGCTCCTCGGCACTTCGAGGATTCGCTTTCAGCCATGCGATCAGATCGTCGCGATGGATTCGGTTGTTCCGAAACGCTCGACAGCCGGCATGTTTTGCGCGGCGAATTTCTTCGAGATCAAGTCCGTAAAGATTCGACGCAGCAGACATCGAGTCCGCAAAAGTTGGCAGTCGTTCAGATTTCATTTGCGGTTACAATCGCCACCAAGTTGCAACATGAGATATACAAGCAACGAACCCAAGGGA